GACGTGTGCTCTTCCGATCTCGAGGAGAAGAAACTTGTACGCCAGCCGTGGGAGTCCGACGAAGACTGGAACCGTCGTCTCAACCCCCTATCGTTCGGCATCAATCTGCTGCTAAAGGGTCGGGCGCACCGTCGTTTCGACGTATCCAAGCTGACAGCCTCGACTGTTCGCAGTTGCATCATCCCTGAAAAGGGTAATAAGTTGCTCGTTGCCGACTACTCAAACGTAGAAGGGCGCGGGTTGGCCTGGACCGCGGGGGAGACATCCGCGCTTGAGACCTTCCGCGCAGGGATTGATATTTATTGCGCCACCGCGGGCAAGATGTTTGGCATGGACCCCGTAGAACTAAAAGCCACCCGTAAGGACCTACGTCAGGTCGGGAAATGTTGCGAACTCGGCCTCGGCTACGAGGGGGGCGTAGGGGCTTTTATGACTATGGCTAAAACTTACGGGCTGGACCTCTTTAAAATGACAGAGACAATGCGGGGCACGTTCCCCGACCACATTTGGGCGGCTACCGCCCGTGGCTACGAATGGGCCAGAATTCAGGAGGCTAAACGCCCGCCAAAGCCTGGTAAAAAAGATGAACGGGCCTCTTATGTGCTGCCTAAAGAAGTCTGGCGCACCTGTGACGCCATTAAGCGCATGTGGCGGGAAGCCCATCCGGAAACAGTGAAATTCTGGAATGACCTTAAGGATTCGGTGATAGCCGCCATCAGAAATCCGGGACGAGAGTTTTGGGCGGGGGCCCGAGTACGCCTTAACGGCGACAGAGCCATCCGCATCTGGCGTACCAAAGAAAAAGACAACCACGGTAATCCGGTTCCGGGTTGGTGGTTGTGCGTGGAACTGCCGTCTGGGCGCATCATGTCCTACCCTGGCATAGGCTTAAGCGTCACTAAAGAGACTGACGAGGATGGGCGCGTTACTACTAACGTCCGCATTAAGTATCAGGGTGAAAATCAGACCACCCGCCAGTGGACAACTTTGTACACCCACGGCGGAAAATTGTGTGAAAACATCATCCAGGCGTTGTGCCGTGATTTACTGGTTAACGGACTCCTGACGGTCGAGGCGGCGGGCTACCCAATTGTACTCCACGTACATGACGAATGTGTTGCCGAAACGCCAGACACGCCAGAGTACACGGTTAAAGAGATGGGTGACCTGCTATGCTCATTACCTGAGTGGGCCGAAGGGTTCCCGTTAACATGGGCTGGGGAAGAGGTGTACCGTTATGCTAAGTAAACTGATTATCGCAGTACTGGCGGGATTTGCCGCCGGTGTCTACTGTCACGAGGGCCAATACGGCATGATTGTAGCCGTATTAGGTATGTTCATCGCAATTTATCTGTGGGTGCTGGAATGAAAATCTACTGGTTCTATGAAGAAGACTGTCGAATCTGTCCGCGCTGCGGGATTGAGCACACGAAACGTGAGGGGTGCGTATTATGACAATGTTTGTATTTTGGACAATAGTAACCATGCTTGCACTGTTACTCGGGGCGGGAATAGCCACGATGTTCTGTTATGGCCTGTTCTTTAAGTTTGTCGGTGTTGCCGTTCTAGGAGGGGCTTTCCTTACTTGGGTTCTGCGCTCATGACCCCGGAAGGCAAAATACAGAAATATGCAAAGGAGCGATTCGAGGCCCTTGGTGGCCTCGTTCGTAAGATAGTGTATGAGGGCCGAAACGGAGCGCCCGACCTGTTGGTAATCCTCCCCGGCGGCATCATCTGGTTCGTTGAGGTTAAGAAAGATGAAAGCACGAAGCCAGACCCACACCAGTTACGCGAGCACGAGCGGATGCGTAAACGTGGCGCGAATGTTTTTGTCGTTGGTTCGATAAAACAGATTGACACCCTAATAGCAGACTATTATAGTAAGCACATACCCCAACAATATAAGGAATTATAAAATGGCTATCGAACTTCAACTGTCAGTAAACACCATGATTATGGGTTCAATCGATTCATCTGTTCGAATCTGTAAGTACACAGGGGCATCAGTTAATTACTCATGGTATATGAAGGTTTCGGAAGTAAACCGTATCCTGGGCTTCGGGTCAGTTGGCCACAAGGTGCTTGCGGAAGACGTCGCTAAAGGGCTGTCCGTAGACTTCACAACGGCCAGAGAACTTATTAAGCAAGTTCAAGGCGAATTATCTAACTAATACAGGCCCTTCGGGGCCTTAACTATAAGGAATTGAGAAATGAAACACGAATATGACCGCAAACCCGCACGTGACATCGTACCGGGCGACATGATTTTCAACGTTAAGACCCGACGTCCGGTTGCCGTTGATACGGTGTTCGTCGAGTCGAACGGTAAACTGGTTATCGAAGATGTAACGGGTAACGTTACGGCGTTCGGGCGTAAAGAGTTAGTTCTGGTGGCGAAATGAGTAAGTTTCAAAGGCGCGAATACCAGAAGCTCATGACTTCGTTCATGCTACAGCATCCGCGCTGTAATATCTGGTGCGGCATGGGAGGGGGTAAAACCTCCTCTACTATGTGGGTTTTAAACCGCCTGTTCCGTAATGGGCAGCTTGCCGAAGGGGACCGCGTGTTAATCCTCGCCCCGTTGCGCGTTGCATCAGGTACGTGGCCCGCAGAGCAAGAGAAATGGCAATTCCCTTGTCTGCGCGTCGTCGATGCGACAGGTTCAGAGAAGCGCCGCATCGCGGCGCTGGAGTCTGACGCTAACGTGGTGTGTACAAACTACGAAGTTATCGAGTGGCTGATTGACTACTATGGCAAAGACGACTGGCCTTTTACTGTTATTGTTGCCGATGAAAGCACGAAGCTTAAATCATTCCGTAGCCGGTCTGGCGGTAGCAAGAGGGCGAAGGCGCTAAGTAAAGTGGCGTTCGGAAAGGTTAAGCGTTTTATCAACCTGACTGGTACACCGTCGCCAAACGGCCTCAAAGACTTGTGGGGCCAGAACTGGTTTATCGACGCAGGCGAGCGCCTTGGCTCATCATACACCGCATTCACCGACCGCTGGTTTAACTCGGTACAGAAAGGTAAGTCGGCGATGGCGCGTGAGTATCATGCGCGCCCTGGCGCTGATAATGAGATTCATCAGAAGATGAAAGACATCAGCCTGACTATCGACCCCGCCGAGTGGTTTGGTTGCGAAGCGCCGATTATCGTGCCTGTAGAAATAGACCTGCCGAAGAAAGCGCGCCAGGCGTATATCGATATGGAGGAAAAGTTATTCGCGGAACTGGAAAGCGGAGAAGTTGAAGCGGCTAACGCGGCAGCGAAGACATCGAAGTGCCTCCAGATTGCATCCGGTGCCGTGTATGTATCGGGGCCAGACGGGGAAGCAACCAAAGACTGGGAGAAAGTGCACGACACGAAACTGGACGCGCTTGAGTCGATTGTGGAAGAGTTGCAGGGTGCGCCGTTACTGGTGGCCTATCAGTTCAAGCATGAACTGGAGCGCATCCTGAAACGTTTTCCGCAGGCGCAGGCGTTCGCCAAAGGTGCTAAGGGTAATAAGCAGATGGAAGCGTGGAACCGTGGTGAAATCGAGATTTTATGCGTTCATCCCGCGTCAGCCGGACACGGCCTCAATTTACAGGACGGCGGCCATCATCTGGCGTTTATTTCGCAAGGCTGGAACCTTGAGCACTATTTGCAGGTTGTTGAGCGCATAGGCCCGGTGCGACAGAAGCAGGCGGGGCACGAGCGCCCGGTGTTCCTCTACCACATCGTCGCTAAAGACACGCTGGATGAGGTTGTTTCCGCGCGTACAGACGAGAAGAAATCAGTACAGGAAGAGTTGCTTAATTACATGAAGAGACGAGGTAAGAAATGAAACTTAATGTTGGCGATGAAATATACAGCGTACATTCGTTCAATACTTTCACCATTGAGTACATATCAAACGACGGCAACAGCTTTGTTTTGGTAAGCTCTGACGGGAAATATGAGAAGTCGAGATGCTACACGCTGCCAGATATAAAACGTAGCTTCAAGAAAAGTGATGGTAAGAAATGAACATCGTAGCCCCAATCCCAGCTTTACAGAAACGTATCAAGGAACTCGAAGAGGAAGTCCTAAGACTACGGCAACAGAGAGACGCCGCCAATGCGCAACTGGCGTTTATTCTGGAGAAGTTATCAGACGAGTAGAGAAAAGGCCCCTTTCGGGGCCTTAGTTTTATACGTCAGCACCTGCTGCGTTTTTCCATGTGCCACTAACTGAGTTCCACCAGATAGGAATCCCCAGGGACGCATCGTAATACTGCTGACCACTTACAGGTGCTGAAGGGCGTTGCGCTGTAGTACCCCTTGAAATCGCTGGCGTATCTCCAACACCGATACATGCCAGCGTCCTTACTTTTACCCCGTCCCCGTTATTCCACCCCGACCCTACGACAGCGCCGTTACTATTCCCTTTAAAACTGCAGGAAACGATAGTAACACCCGTGCAGTTAGAGCCAATGTTGATACCGTTGGTTTGAATGATAGTAGCCATATACTTAGTCCTATTCGTAAAGTTCAAATGTTCCGACATTGCAGCCAACAAACTGAATGTTAGTACAGTTATCCATTGTTACCCCATCATTAGAAGCATTGGTGAAAGATGATGAGACGAAAGAACTATCATAGACACGGTTTAGTTCCATAGCAGAACCACCGTTACAGTAATGGCTGGTACTACCTGTGAATGTTAATCCGTAGCAATCTTCAAACTTAACACCAGTGCCAGAAAAAGCACCAAACCAGGATCCTGTAATCGTACTCAAAGCCAGGCAGCGTAATACAGACCTCCCTTCAACAATGATATTAGATGTTTTTAAAACACCACAAAAAGGCTTACTACCCCCGGAGTTGAAGAAGTCAGTATCGAACTCGACCAATAAAGCTAAATCAGGGTTAGTAATATAGGTATTGGTGATGCGAGTGTCTGTGCAGTTTCTAATTTCTACTTTGCTAGTATATGCCGCGTACAGCCTGTCGATATGCAACCCTACCGCTGCATCAATCCCCGATTTGTTCTGGTCTACGTACAGCAGAGCGTTGTACAATCGCGAGTTATAAAAGTTTACATACCGTTGGTTGTATAGGCGGAATGTCCCCCGGTAGAAGAAAAGGTTTTCGAAAGTACTGTATTCAATGAACTCACAAAACAAAAGGAATGGGGTTTCCCCTTCTGCTGCGAATGGGGAAGAGAATGTAATTCCGCTGATATAGTTTTGACCCGAAAGGGCGGATTCGGATGTACCACGGATGTAAAGGCACGCGCTAGGGTCCGTGCTAGCCGGGTTCACGGGCTGTATTTCTACTGAACCAGGAACTTCGGCAAACAGCACTACCTTCGGGGCACTTACGTTCTGTATACGGTAAATCCCCGCAGGGACCATTACGGCACGTCCAGTATTTATGGCCTTCTGGAAAGCTACGGAGTCGTCGGTAGAGCCATCACCAACAGCCCCGAAATCTCGAACGTTTACAAAATCATCCAACTTATCCTGAACAGTTCTGTATACCGCGCCGTCAACGACAGTTGGCAGTCCGTATTTATATCTAACGGCTTCCGGGAAACTGCCGTCTGCCCACATTGTTTCTAAATCCGAACGTAAGTCAGGGTCAGTCTGCGGCTTCCAGTTAGCGTTACCAACCGGGTTAAAGGATGCAGGAACCACAACAGGCAACGTACCCGCGTACGAATACCACGTTTTACTTACGGGGTCATAGACAACTTTGTCACGGTCGTCAACAGTTAACGTGCCGCCTGTGGAGAAATCCCACGACACCGGAGAAAAGCCCACGTCACGCAACACGGCAGGGAGCGTCTTCTGCGTCTGCCCGGTTACCTGGTTGGTCGCGTAATCAATATCAGCGCCGCCAGCAACGCCGCCGGATTTGCCCGTGATAACCTCTGCTTCGAAAATCTGGTGTTTCTTGGCGGTTTGTAAATCCGCCAGGCTTAAAACGTCACCGCATCCGCTTGACATATAGAGTCCTCTTTAACTAAAACCGTTGCTGAATCCGCCGGAGAAACCGCTGCCGAAAGGCGCGACGCCGTCGTATTTATAGAAATCTGCTTCATAGTTAATCCCGGTAATCTTAACTGTTCTGTCATCTCCGGGGTCAACTGTAGAAACAAGAATCATCTGAGCATTATGCCTTGCTTCGTTGCCGAATGAAAACTCAGTTTTTAGTGCGCTATTCCCTGTGTAAATTGCCTCCTGCGGCGCGGATAACATAATCACTTCACGGTCATGACTTCCAGGAACCACTGCAACGCTCTGAACACCACCGTCACGCTTCTTAAGAATCAATGAGTGGTCGTCTCCGGGGGTAAAAGTAACCGGTTGTGATAACGTCAGAGTAAGACCATTAACGGCAACAACATAGCCGTCTTGAGGCGCTACGCGTGAACCCTTAACGACGCTTATTGCGCGACCCGGCAGCACAAAAACTCCTTCTTCTGTCGCCGTAAAGGACACCGTGACTTTCTTCAACAGGTTCTTCTGGTACCGACGGTACGCCGCCCAGTACGCCTGACGATAATTACGTATACCTTTGGAGTCATACGTTTCAGTATTGACACCACCTTCGGCGGGGATGCTAATAGTCTCTTTTACGTTGGTGTCGGGGTCAATATAGGAGAACTTAAGACTATCGTATACCTGAGCGTCGTTGAATGTGCGCGTCCACTTTTCCGAAGCCGTTGTCTTACTGCGGTGGGTGAACACCATCTCCGGGCCAATACGCGGGCGCTCGAAATCCAGTAATATGTCCTGCCCTTTACGATATGGTGTGCAGAAAATAGCGTCGGCTATTGTGCTGATTATGTCCTGCATAGTCATTTTATAATCGTCAAAAGTGTAGCAGAATTGACCAGCCTCTGCGTTACCGAAATAGTTTTCTATCTCGGTCTGAGTCGCTAACAACCTGTCCATATTGGATGTTGTTAGGTTGAGATTACCTACTACCGGGTCGCGGGCAAGACGTATCAATGATTGAATGGCCTGAGTATTCGGTGTCATAACCGTGTCGAATACGCCGTTGCCGAGGTATTTGTACACCATCTCTGTGGCAACCATACGTAGTTGCGGCTGCTTAATCTCCGCGGCCCGCGGCGTCTGCTTACGTGCGGAGTGCACGGTAGTACGGTTGCCGTAATGCGGTGTAGTGTCGCGTACCTGCCCATAAAGATTGATGTAGGAAACCTCATCTACCACGGTTCCCTCAAAACTGAGGTCCAGGTCAGTGACGCGGCGGGCACGTACCCTAACTTTCGACCGCGTGGGCAAGTCGGCGTAAATAGTAACACCTGTGTAATCTGCAGAACGACCTGATATAACGGACTGTTTTGAGTAAACATCACCGTACGGCACGCCAGTTTCATCAAGGAGTTGATACTGAAGCTCCACAGTTACAGATGTACGCAATTTACTGCCGTTGTCTTTATACATACCGTTCGCGGCCGCGATGTTGGCTACTACGCGTTCAACTTCCAGGCGGTTTAAAGTAGTCCAGTCCGTTAACGACTTATCGTAAGTGTTCGACGGTGAAATCCATGCTTCGGTACCTTGCGTTAAAGGAGTGAATCCCGATGGCAATTTTTGCCATTCTGACAACATCCCTCCGGCGGCTACTCTTACCTCAAAGTCATCTACGTATGTAACGGTATAGCTACCACTGACGTTAGCTACGTCTTTTACCAGAATAAGGTTAAAAACAGCTATGTCCCCAACTGATAAAATCTCAGAGAAAGCAGAGTCGCCAGTGTTATCGCGGACGACACCCGTTGCCCCCTGCAATGAAATCTCACCGGTATCACTGGGATTAACCCTGATGCCGTTCTGCGCTTTCAGAACAGCGCCGTCTACCTCGTTTGAGGCGATAGTTATGTACAGATTCTGATTGATAGGGTCCCCCACCAGAAGCTGAGGCGTATTTGTATTGTTAGGGGATGTGAATGGGGCGTATACCGCTACAGAAGTTCCTGTAATCTCCTGCACTTTAGTATCGCCGTCTGTGATGTCCTCCGCCTTAATATCAAGATACCCGCGACCGGCGTCATAGTAACCGTATTCAACTACCACACCTGCGTCATTGAAGACCTTATACGTAGTCATGAGGTCATTAGGGATAGTCTGGACCCTGCCGCAAATATCATACGACCGTTCATACGGACGCGGTTTATTGTTTCGGTCCGTCAGGCTGTTGTTGGGAGACTCCGCCTGCTGGTTCGCTAAACTCGTTTTAGGCGTTTTCTGCGACGGAGAAATCAACTTGGTA